GTTCTGGTTATTTGCAAGGAAAAAGTGCAAATAGTACTAAATTTGTTATTGATCCCACTACGGGATTACCTTCGGGATATGCAACAAAACAACTAGCAATGGATACTAGAGATGATAATAGGGCAAGAAATAATAATTATAATGTAACAATGCATTGTTCTTCTTCTTTTTCTGATAATTCTGCATTATCAATTGCAAACAATTCAAATTTTAATAGAGTATTAAATTGTGTATGGGAAGGTATTGGAAAGGCATCAGTTGGTCATACAACATATCCTAGAGTGAGAATGACCTTTTATACTTCAAGCAATATAATTTCTTGTCAAAACAGTGGTGGAAATAATTTTCTTGGTCCAATTTCAAATTTGGTTAATAATTGTACAATTATTAATTATAATGATTCTGGAGCAGAACCACATAATTATCAAGTTTCAAAAACAGGAATATTTAATCATTCTATCAGTGCTTTTTATGGTCAAAAGGCTGAAGTTACAAATCCTACTAATGTTTATTATAGAGGATTTAAATATAAAGATTGGCTCAACTCTTGGCCATATTATACCAATACAACAACAAACCCATACGGAATGCATCCAAATGGAGAAACAGACGCGCAATTGAAAACTCGTCTAGATAATGAAGAGAATGTATTGCATAATTTAACAAAAATATCATTACGAGATACTTAATGCAAGATAACTACACAGATTTAAGTTTTAATTTAGGTTTACGAAAACTAGCAGGAATTCGTTCTATTGCTCCTGCTGTACAAGTATATGATGATGTTAATTGGAGCGATACAATATATTTGGTTCAAAAGGATAAATTAATTTATCTTTTTGGATGTGAAATGACTCCACTTGAAGCAGATTGTATTAAGATAGAATATGTTTCAGATTTAAATGTACTAGTAAAACCCTATGTATCACAGACTTCTTTTATAGTTTCTAATGTTTCAGAAGTAGATTCGAATGGTGCAACAGACTATTATAGCACTAGTATTTCTGGTAGTCCTACTATGAAACGTACAAAATTAAATAATGAATCTAGTTTTAAATATTATGGGGATATTGGTAGTGGTGTTGAACAGGTAGTTGAAGAATTTGATACTGCTATAGGAACATCTGAACTTATTTTAGATAATACATATTCTCCACAAAATCCTACAAAAATAAACAATTATAATTTTTGCAGATCATTTAAATTTTTAGCAGATGGTTATTATATAATAACTCTAGATGAGAGTAAATCTGCTCTTTATAAGAATATTGATACACATTATCCAATAAGTAATCCAGATTCCTCAACTAATTACAACCAATATAAATCTACTACAAGAGGACCTTGGTCACCAACAGCATATGGAACCATGAAACACGGTCAATTTTTAAAACGACAAATAATTGTACACTGTGTAGATTGTGCAGATAATACGGATTTGCAAACATTATCAGAAATCTCATTTACTAATTTTAATTTTGATGTTCAATCATTAAGTGATGGTAATACAAATGATGATATTGTTGCAGGAATAACTTTAAGAACTTTAACTACTCTGTTAAAATCTCCAAATTTAATAATCTCTGGTGCTTCTTATGATGGAACCGAACCAGCATATTCTAGTATGGGATTTTGCATAGATCCTACCAAAGCAGATACAGAATTTACTGCAAATTTAAGAGATACCAATATAGCCGTCGGTCATACATTTTCTGTTTATAATTTAAGAAATAGAATATTTGATTCTTTAATATTTTCCGGATCTGCTGATTTTGTCAAACAAGAAATATTGGGTGGTGTTACAAAAACAACCGATATGAGAAATTCTACCTTTAAAAATTGTAAATTTACAAATATAACATTTGGATCACCAGATGGTAGACAATTACTGCTTGACGGTAGTTCTTTTATTAATTGTAAGTTTGAAAATTGTAAATTTATAGTATCACCTAGAAATATGCTTATAAAGAATTGTACAATTGATTCTAGAAGTAACATGAATGGATTCTTTGAATGCAAGGGTTCTGATGGAAATTTATTCATTGATTTAAAGATTAAAAATTGTCCACAACCATTTGTGTTTGATAATAGTAATTCTAAAGATAATATAAACAATTTGGTATACAACACATCCATGTATGTTTCGGGAGGTATTTCAAATAAGTGTTCATTTCTCAAAGTATTTTCTACTAGTACTTCTGGTACCTTTACGGGTAATCTTATATTAAAAAATACAATTCAAAATTCAATTGGTGATCCTATTGTTATAGAATCAACAGCAAGCCTCAATTTGTTTGCTTTTAATAATTTAGAGTCTTCTGGTAGTATAAAATTGGGTAAAGTTTAATATAAATAGTTAAGAGGTTATTATATCATGGGTGAAAAAAAATCAATTGATGAAAAATTAGAAGAAGAATTCAATTTACCAACAACTGTTGGAGATATTATTGATATTATGCCTGCGGCTACTCCTATAGCAAAAACATCAAAACCTGAACAGTTAGATAAAGATTTTGAAAATGTAAGAACAAATCTTTATGATATTATTAGCAAAGGTCAGCAGGCTATCGAGGGAATTCTTCATGTTGCTTCAGAAGGAGATTCTCCAAGAGCATATGAGGTAGTATCACAATTGATTAAAAGTGTATCAGATGCAAATAAAGATCTTTTGCTACTGCACAAAGAATTAAAAAGTATTAAACAGGAATCGGGTGGAAACCAATCCGCAGGTACTATTACAAATCAATCAATTTTTGTTGGCAGCACAACGGATCTTCAAAAGTTATTAAAGGGTAAGATTCAAGAAATACAAAAACTTGAAGGGGACGCATGATTGGAGATAGGAATTCATATCTTGGTAACCCAAATCTTAAAAAGATCAATGTAAATGTAAACTTCACACCAGAGCAGGTTGAAGAATATGTGAAGTGTTCTGAAGATCCTGTTTACTTCATGAAAAACTATGTAAAGATTGTCAATCTTGATAGAGGATTGATAAATTTTGAAACTTATCCGTTTCAAGAAAAGATGATAAGACTTATTAGAGATAACCGATTTGTTATTGCAAAGATGCCTCGGCAGTGTGGAAAATCCACAACAATTGTTTCTGATATTCTTCACCACGCACTTTTTAACGAAAATCAAACTATTGCCATTCTTGCAAATAAAGAAAAGGTTGCTAAACTTCATATGGATCGTCTGAAGATGGCATATGAAAATCTTCCAAAGTGGTTACAGCAGGGTATTAAAGAATGGAACAAGTTTTCGGTTGAATTGGAAAATGGATCAAAAGTAATTGCTTCGGCAACATCCGCCTCTGCTATTCGTGGAGGTTCGTTTAATTATATTCTACTTGATGAATTTGCGTTCGTTCCTGAAAATATAGCAAATGATTTCTACAGTTCGGTATTTCCTACAATTTCATCAGGTAAGACTACTAAACTGGTTATCATCTCTACTCCCAACGGATTGAATTTATACTATAAACTATGGATTGAAGCAATAGAAGGAAGAAGTAGTTTTAAACATATCAGTGTTCACTGGAGCGATGTTCCTGGTAGAGATAAAAAGTGGCATGATACTGAAGTTTCCAATCTAGGAGAAGATCGCTTTCGCACAGAGCATGAATGTGATTTCATTGGTAGTACCAATACTCTAATTAGTCCCGATAAACTACGATCAATGGTGTATAAGACACCTATTCACGAAACCGAACAAGGATTGAAGATTTATGAAAAACCTGTTATAGATTCAGCGGATCCTAAAAACAACCATACCTATGTGATGACAGTGGATACTGCTAGAGGGTTGGGACATGACTATCACGGATTTGCTGTTTTTGATATAACCAAGGCACCCTATAAGATTGTAGCTACTTTTAGAAATAATGATATATCTCCATTGGTATACCCTGCAGCAATATACCCAATAGCCAAACAATACAACGATGCCTATATTTTAGTGGAAATAAATGACATTGGTGGTCAGGTTGCTGATATTTTACATAATGAGATGGAATATGAAAATTTATTGGTATCCAGTATTCGTGGAAGAAAGGGTCAAACCCTTGATGGTGGGTTTGGAAATGCCACTCAATCTCAGTTGGGTCTTCGCACTACAAAGGCGGTAAAGCGACTAGGATGCTCTGTGATGAAGTCTTTGAT